TTTGTAGTACGTAAGCCCGCAGTTCAGGCTGCAGGGGGCATGGGGGCAATGCAACAATTAAATGCAACTGGACAAATGGGCGGACCTCCTGTTAGTATCAATGTTACTAATGAGGGACAACCAAAAGAAGCTGAACAACAAGGTCCACCAAAGTTTGATGGCGACAAAATGGTTGTTGATATTGTATTAAGAGATTTAAGAACTAATGGACCAATTCGTAGAGCAATGAGAGGAGGCGAAGCAGGTTAATGGCAACTTACCCTGATGACGCAACTATTTCCCTAACTGCATTTCCTGTGCTATCAGAAGTTACTTATACTAACACAGGAGGTTCAGCTACTGATTTTAATTTAAGTGCGGCGGTGAGTCATCGCGGTGAAGTGCTTGCTATTGTTGATGGTATCACTCAGTCAACTGAATCATATTCAGTTTCTAACGCTGGAGCAACTGCTTCTTTTCTAGCCCCTCCTAATGCTTCAAATTTAACTTTAAAAGCTTTATCTCTACCTGAACGTTTTAGAATTAATCGCACTTTTCCTCAAGTTGTAGCGATTGATTACTCAAACACAGGTGTAAAAACAGTTTCTTCTAATGCTTATATTCTTAATGCTAATACTGAAGCTTTCGCTTTTCCTGCAACAGCAAATGTAGGCACTTCGTCTGAGATAATGGTATTTTTAAATGGTGTTTTTCAAGATCCATCCGGTTTTACATTCCCATCCACAATCTTAGGTAATCAAGGTATTGATATCGGCGATAACACTGCATCTAAATTACTTTTAAATTTTAATTCCAACTTAACGGATGAAAGTCCCAGCGCACATACTGTAACAGCGCAAGGATCAGGGTCATACGCTTTTGGAGGTTCTTATGACTTTGCAGGGACTAATTTTTTAAGTGTTCCCAGTAGTCCAGATTTTGATATTCATGATGATAACTTTACACTCGATACAGAATTTAGACTCTCAACTGACGCGTTCGGAAGCAATCAAGCGTTATTTTCTAGATATGTAGACAATGATAACTATTATGAGTTTTTTGTTGATAAAGATACAAACCTGGTGTTTTATGTGAATAGTTTCGGACAAAGCACGCAAGTTAGAGGTGGTAATGTCAATGCTTTATCAAATTATCATGTCGCTGTTTCCTATGAAGCAAATAAAACTAATTTACGATTGTATGTTAATAATGTTTTAGTAGATCATACAGGATTTGTAGCTAATGCATCTCCTGCTGGTCCGATTGCTATTGGAAATGCTAACGCATTAGTTAGCACTTTTGACGGCACTGTAAACTTTATGAGATTCGCAAAGTCAGCTAGATATAGAGCGGATACTATACAGCCATTAGTCCCAACAGCCAACTATCAAGTTACTCCTATATCAGGAGCACCCTTAGCCTCTATTGATCAGGACGATAAACTTTCGATCAGAATATTTGATGCTGAAGTAACAACACCAGATAGATTTAATTCAATGATTGATAGAAAGCCTGATAGAGGAATCACTTCTGAAAGAGCATTTGATTCAATTAAATTTGAGTCACAGGCTGGTTATGAAAAGAGACGTCTGCGTTCTCGTAGGGCAAAGCGTAAATATAACCTTAGTTACACAAATGTAACTGGCATTGAAAAAACAGCTATCGAGGATTTTTATACTTTACGTAGTGGTGAGTTTGAAGCTTTTACTTTTGATCTTACGCATATTAATGAGAGTGGTACGATAACTACGAGATTTGACGGACCGTTAAAAGTTAATCAAGTTTTGTCAACAGGACCAAATCTCACTCAAAATTTCTATACTGTAGAATTTGCTTTACAAGAGGTTTATGATTAATGTCAGCTAGAAATTATGATTTCATACTCACTGTAGATGATGCCGCTAATTTTGAAGCGACAAATGTAATTTTTGGTAATACAACTGGTGCTATAGGTGTATTAGCTAATGTTGATAGCAGTGCTAATACTTTAAAAGTTAAACTAAATAATACGCTTGTAAAGTTTAGCAGTTCTGAATCCATACACTCTAATACTATTACAATTTCCGGTAGTGGTGCAGGTAAGCTTACAAGAGTAAATACTTTTACTTCAAATGTATTCAGTGGAAATGTTACCACTGCAACTGCAAACGTAACCTCTATAGCACCGAGTGGATTTTTTGCAGAAAAGAATGCTTTTCAGCAAAACCCTATTGTAAGATTATATGAGGTATATTATCCAGGAGAGTGGTATCCTCCAAACGAAGCAGGTAATCCTACTGAGGGAGGAGCAGGTAGAGCTTACCCTGTATCTTTTCCCATCAGATTCGCTGATGTAAGAGGTGATTACATTTCAGATTTGTCATACAACGTAACATATGCAGGTAAAAGTTACCTAGCGTTTCCAGTAAACTTTTCATCCGTAGAGCAAAGTAATGACGGTAAAATTTCTGAGATACAATTAACCATTTTTAATTTTGATAATATTATAACGTCTTTGATAGAAGATCCTTTTTTAGTTGGTAATAATACTTCTAACGCTTGTCAGGCTATCGTAAATGGTGAGTTAGTTCATGGAATTGATCCTAGAACAATCGATGCAAATCCCTCGGATTTTGGTTCTGTAGGGACTGAAGGTTTTGATGTACTAACTAGAGCAAGAGCAAATGGATTAGCTTATAGCACTACTGTAGTGGGTATATATGGCCAAGCAAACGCTTCTTTTACAAAAACTCAAACAGAAGCAGTTAACGGTACGTGGAAAGAAGAAAAACAAGACACGAGAGATATACTTGGAGGTGCTGTAAATATTAAAACCACTTTTGCTAATTTCTTAGAGTTCTGGCCTGAGTATAGCACCGTAAAATTCGTCACATCAAATGTTGTTGAAGTATACAATGCTTTACCTTATAGAGTGGGTGATAATGTTAGATCGTCAAAAGGTTCTACAGAGGCAACTATACAATCAATTGAAGAAAACAGATTTTTATTCTTATCAAATGAGTTAGACTCCCAAACATCACTTGGAGACCCCGTTTACATTTTAAATGCAGATGCCGATCAAGATTCGTATATTGAAGATGTATTTAAAATAGACTCCTTAGAATCTCTAAATCAAGAAGTAGCTGAATTTGGGTTAGTCTCGTGGCTTCAATATTTTAAAACAGAAACTCCAAAAAGAAAATTCTACAAGAATACATGTCAATGGGTGTATAAAGGAGAAGAGTGTCAATATCCAGGACCAGGAGGAGGCACTATACCAGGGACAGGTGATGGGACTCGTGGAGGAACTCTAAAATCCGCTAACGTAAATCCTATTGGTGCTGATAATCAAACTGCTGCTGACGCCTCTGGCGATGTTTGTGGTAAAAATATTATAGCGTGTACCATCAGAAATAATCAAGTACATTTTGGAGGTTTCCCTGCAACAGGAAGAACAGTCCCACAAGGTTAAAGGTTGTATTCTTCCTTGGATGCATCTATTTGGAGGGTTAAGTGGTAACTTTCACGTATGTTGTCACGCAGAGTATATACAACCACTTGACGGTAATGTAGGTTCATCACAAGAAGATATTAATAAAGTTTGGAACGGTGATAGGTATAAACAAATAAGAAAAAGCTTCTTGTCTGGTACTTATCCGACTGTCTGTAAAACTGCATGTTACGATAAAGAAAAAGCCGGTAGTGATAGTAACAGACTTCAGGTTAACAAAAGATTTAAACAACTTGCTTACTTACAAAATGAGACCAATGAAGACGGCTCAGTAAACTCCCACCCAAAATACCTCGATATAAGATTTGGTAATTTATGCAACTTCAAATGTAGAACTTGCGGCCCTGATTCTTCAACTAGTTGGTATAGAGACTCCGAGGAATCCTTTACTAAAGTTATTGATCCTTATACAGATAATGATAAATTATGGAAAAGTTTACCTTCAATTATACCCTCTCTGACTGATGTGTATTTTGCAGGAGGCGAGCCTTTTATACAAGATGGTCATTATAAACTTTTAGACACTCTCATAGCCTCTGGTTATTCTAAAAATATTAATATACAATATAACACTAATCTAAGTTATACTAAATATAAAACCCATGACCTCAAAACCTACTGGAATAACTTTAGAGATGTAAAACTCTGGCCTAGTTGTGATGGTTACGGAGTAAGAGCAGAGTACAATAGAAAAGGTCTTGAGTGGGATACCTTTGAAAATAACTGTTTTGTATTCAAAGACTACATTTCATCTATTAGCTCAGTTGTTAGTATATATAGTATCACATCAATGCCTGATCTCATTCTTTGGTGTAAAAAAAATAACTTTCACTACTATGGAACAACTTTGATAGATCCAGATTATCTATCTATCACATGTCTACCTAAGAACTCGAAAGATATGATAATCAGTCTTTTCAAAAAATTTGTCTATGAAAATAGTTCTATTTTGAATCCGTCTGATTTAGCACAAATACGTAGCTGGTTACTCTTTTTGAAAAATAATGATGATTCTCATTTATTAAAAAAATTTAAAAACGAACAACAACGACTTGATCTTCTACGCAACGAATCTTTTGAATCAGTATTTAAGGAATATGCATCATGGTACAAAAATATTTAGGTCTACAACATGATTACGGGATTGTAGACTGTATAGAGTTAATTAGAAATTTTTACGAAAATGAGCTTGAGATTGATTTTTCATTACCCTCCTATGATAAATCCTCTAAATGGATGAAACAGTTTTCCCCTGAAAGCATCGATGAATGGGCATCTAGGTGTGCTATAAAAGTTAATTTGACGGATGCTCAAGACTATGATGTAATAGCTTTTAAGTCAAAAAAATTAATTATACATTTTGGCATGTTTCTAAAACCAACCAAAATGCTTCACATTGAAGAGGGGAGAGCTTCAAGAATAGAGACTTTATCCAGTTATTGGGTAGATAATATTCACGCTATATACAGACATGAGAAAATGGTATGATGATTACACAGGGTTTCCATACAAACATTTAGGTTTAGATACGCAAACAGGAATTGACTGTTTTAACCTTTGTGTTTTAATCCTTAAAGAGCAATGTAATCAAATTGTTAATTTAACTACACAAGATTTTTGCAAAATAATTGATGAAGATTGGTATACCAAAGTTGAAGGGGGTCATTTTGCAAACTTTGATAATCCAGAATACGGTTTCGTAAAGGTTTCCTCTCCAAAAATATATGATATCATAATTATGAGTCTAGGTTCGACAAACGTTCCTAACCATTGTGCTATGTACGTAGATACAAATAAAGTACTTCACACTATGGATAAGCATCTAAGTTGGTTGTCTCCTTATGGTAGATACTATAAACAATATACAACAGGAATATACAGATGGAAAGCTATGAACAATTAAAAAATGATATGAATGTCCATGCCATGCAGGAGTATCCCTTAGAGTGTGTAGGTATCGTAACAAAAGATTACAAATACATACCTTGTATAAACATATCAGACCAACCTAAAAATACTTTTGTGCTCGATCCAGGAGCTTTAGTTCAAAACGACGGTAATATTTGGGGTATTTTTCACTCTCACCCCGGAGAAGAAAATCCTATACCAAGTAAAGAAGATAAAGTAAGTGCTGCTTTCCAAGAGTATAAATTTTTGGTAGGATTTAACGATAAATTTTTTATCTATTGGCTAGACAGTAATTTAGATGCTCTAATTTTTGATGAGTTTAAGGAAGAACACATTGCTAATTAATCTTAAAATACACTCTGCATTTTCAAAATATTTTGATGAATCAAAATATAAGTTTGATGCAGCTGTGCCTAATGATATTTTGTGTTATCTAGATGGAGTACATCCTCGTTTTAGAAAATATATGAAGCAAATCGAATCAAACGAGTCTGAGGAATCTTTTGCTTTTGTTGATGAAAAAATGAAAGTTATAGGCAGAGACGCTTTTCATCTAAAAGCTTTTAGAGAAGATGAGAACGTTTATCTAGTCCCTGTTGTAGCTGGAGGTGGTGGAAAACGTGGATTATTCTTTTTAGCTATTTTTGCGGCTGTTGCAGCTCCTGCTATATTTGCAGCCGCTGGTGCTGGAGGTACTGGTGCATTAGCCACAGGCATTCCTGCTGGTACAACTGGGATGGCAGGATCAACAGCAGTCGGAAGTGGCGGTGGTGGATTATTTTCAGCTTTTGCAAAACTACCATCGTTTGCGACTTCCATGTTAGGTAATCTAGCTATGAGTTTTGTTAGTAAAATGTTTACAAAGAAACCGAAAAACGATGTTCAAGAAGAGTCGGCAGTTAGAGAAAATGGTATGTTTGGTTCACTTAAAAATTCAACCCAGTCTGGAACTCCTATAGCACTTCATTATGGTTTAGTTAGAGTTTCAGGCCATTTACTTAGTGGTTATTTAGATACAGAAGTTCATGGAAAAAATAAAGTTGTGAAAGTGAGTAATTTCTTTGAGTAGGCAGTTCACTCTATACGATAATATATCTTTACCCCTGATTCAAGGTTCAAAAGGTAAAGGCGGTGGCGGGTCTTCAAGAGAAGATCCAAATAGTCTTTTCTCAACTGATGTTCTATTTATGACTGTAGGACTAGGTGAGGGACCTGTTTATCGTATTAATCCTAACGGCCCACAAGATATTGAGATAAATGATGGTGCAATACTTGATTTAATCAATATTGATGGCAATGGTCAAGAAAACACAGATAAATTTAAAACCATAACTGCAACAGGTACAACTACACAAGCACCAATTGATGTGTTCGGTGAGGCATCTGTGACACCTCAAAATTTTGCATCAGCCGTTACACTACGAAAAGGAAACTTAAACGGAATACCTGCTCAGGGAATCACTCTACAAGAAACAAGTGCCTTTGCGTGGGATGCTTTAAAATTTAGATTTAACATTCCCACTCTGCAAAAAGTGGATGATAATGGTAATATTTTAGAACACTCTGTAAGAATTAAGATAGAAGTATTTACAAATCCATTATCTGGAGTGCGCTCTAACGATTTGATAGTTGAAAAAACTGAGAAAATTAAAGGAAAAACAAATGTTCCTTTTAATTTTTCTATAAAAGTACCCATCCCAGAAGATAAGCTAAACGATGATGGTTATTTATTTACAATAACAAAAGTATCAAATGATAGTGAATCTTCAAAAGTTAATGATGTTATAAAAGTACAGGGGTGGAACGAGATAAACAACTCTAAACAAGCTTATCCTAGAACTGCTCTCATTGGCTACGCTCTTAAAGCTACTGATGAGCATCAAGGCGGTGTTCCAACTTTTACAGCTATGGTCAAAGGATTATTAGTTAAAGTCCCTTCTAACTACAATCAACCTGTTTTAACAGACGGACAGATTGATTGGAGAGAAGTAGAGGTTCCAAGAGGTAATCAGTTAACAAATGGTTACTCCTTACAAAAACCTGGTAGTGGTACAAAGCTAACTGATTTTGACCCTCAAATCTATGTAGGTACGTGGGATGGTACTTTTGTTTATTCATGGACACAAAATCCTGTTTGGATTATATATGATATTTTAACAAACAAAACATATGGTGTAGGTTTAGCTGAAGAAAATATTGATAAGTATAAATTTTTTCAAGTAGCACAATACTGTGATGCGTGTGATTCGATTACTGGTAAATTTATTGGAGTTGATGCTCTAGCAGACGGATCATTTAGATCAAAGCCTCGCGGTATATACGACACAGGAGGTTCCTTAGTTAATAAAGGCGGTCCTGTCAAAAATAATCAGAGAGGTATTGCAGAGGGCACAAAAATTAAACAACGTAGATTTACTATGGATGTTTCAATCACAGATCAAAATCAAGTTTTAGATTTACTTAATTCATTAGCTGCATCTTTTAGAGGAGCATTAGTTTACTCACTAGGTAAAATTTCTTTATCTGTTGATATGCCTGATGAGTATCCTGTGATGAGCTTTACTGAAGCTAATATCAAAAAAGGTTCAGTATCGATATCAGGAAATAAAGAGAGTGACATATTATCTGGAGTAGACGTAAGTTATATAGACCCAACAAATCATTTTAAAAGGGAGACTGTAAGAGTAGATCATGATGGAAGCAATGATGGTAATCCAAAAAATCAACATGAAAATATCTCATCATTAGATTTAAGAGGTGTTACTAGAAGAAGTCAAGCACTTAGATATGCTCAATATCAGATAGCTTCATCAAAATATTTGAAGAGAAATATTCAATTTACTACTAGCACTGATGCCCTGAGTTTAGCTCCTGGAGATGTTATCTCTGTAGCACAACAATCAAGTGGGATAGCATATGGCTTCAGTGGTAAATTACACGGTGATTCTGGAGGATCTAATTCTAATATATTCTTAGAGCATTTTACTTCACCATCACTAACCTCTTCCTTTTTTACTGCAAATACTGGTCCAATTGTCTTAAGAGTCTTGAGAACGGATAGAGATGCACTTGACTTGTATATGATTAGTAATACAGAATTTAAACTTACTAATAGTGGAAACGTAAGCACAGGTAGCGATATTGTAGAGATAAACGCAGATTTTATTTTCAACCCCGTCACAAGATCATTTGATAGTATGAGTAATTGGGGAGGCACGAGAAGTGATATAGCTCCTAAAAAAGGTGATCTCTGGGCTTTAGGTTATATGGAAGATGCAGGTGATTACTACACATCAAAGTCTGGAAGACTATTTAAAGTCACATCATTAACTAGAGATCCTGACAAAGAAGAAATCGATATCTCAGCTGTTGAATATATTTCTAACGTTTATGTTGATTCTGACACTTTTATAGACTATCAACCTACCGCTTATACTGATATTATATCACCTTTTCAAACTCCTCCTGTACCTAAAATTGATTTTAGGGCTGTTCCTCGCAGACGTATAGATGGGTCGATAGTTGTTGATGGTTTAATCACTAATACAACTGACCTAGAAGGGTACAGTCAAAGATTTGAAACAGAGTATTTCTTATCTACTCCTGATTTTACTACAAAAATTAATAATGCAACCCAAAGCGCACTAACACTTAAAGTATCGAACGCAGCGGAGTTATCAGACGGAAATGAATCTGCACAGATTATTGGTAAAAACGGATTTGAATCAAGAGTAGGTGAAATAAGACTGTTGTGTAATGGAATTAGCACTGTTGATACTGCAGGAGGAACATTAAACGGTAATGTTCAACTTACTCTTGAAGGTTTGAATGTCGCTTTTGATGAAAATTTCTTTACACACGTTCTTAATGTAAACGATCCTGGTGTGTTTAGCAACCTTAAAGGTACTGACTTTGCCACTGTACCTGTTAAAGAAAAAACTGCTCCACAAGGACTAATAGATTTCGTAGGCTTTCAAACAGATATCACTGAGATCAGTATAAACATAGCTGATTTTGATGTATCAAACAACACGATCAAATTTGAAAATAAAGAGACTGGATCACTAAAATTACGAGATGTTATAGATTCGGTACCGTTCTTTGTAACTATAAATCAACTTTTAGACGCAAGGTTCTATGATAATAGTAGTTTTTATGTGAGTGGCTCAAGTGTTCGATTCGAAGAAAAAGGTGAATTACTCCCTATTAGTGTAAACCCGGTCACTACTATTGAACTTGAGCAAACACCTCGTCGAGAAGAATTTATTAGTTTTTTTGTTGACGGCATACAGAAAACAACAGGACAATTCACTTTTAATAAAAATGATTCTGTTGCTGATATGAATGCGAATATTCAGTATAGCACAGGTGCTGATGATCGTAATTATCGAGTTGTTTTTGACCATTACACTGTTCCTGCTATTGAGGTAGGTGATAATGTTCAGGCTTTTTCAAACAACACTTTCCCTGTTATTAATACAAGCTATACACCTGGTAGAGCCTCATTTAATGGCGCACTAACAGCTAACTCAATTTATAGAATTGAGTTAGGATTACGACCTTTTGCTAATCTTTCTGGTTCAACTTTTACTAATATCGGAGTCAACCCAGAGGGTGACATAGGTAATGTTACTCAAGAAACGTCATCATTGTTGAGAGGAAATACATCATACACATCTGGTAGTTGTACTTTAGATTATGACGCAACAGCCTTTCCTGGAGAGTTTAAGCTTGCTAATTCAGGTATCTATAAATTATCTGTTGGATCAGAATTCGAAAAAATTAATGTAGGTGAAGATTTTACAGTAAGAGATCTAAGCCCTGGAATCACAACCTTACGTGCAAGAAATAAAAACTTCTTAGGTAGATTCAGCGAGTTTGTTACTAGACAAATTGAAGTCAGTGACTTACCAATTCAAAAAGTACAAAATTTAACATTAACTGAGTCGTTATATCGTGAACAAAATGCAGGCGTAGCCGTTCGAGTAACTTGTTCATTTGATGCAATCCAGGGGCAAGAAGTAACAGATTATGAAATTTCATACAGACTAGATAATATTGATGATGTCGGCACGGATGACGGTGGTGCAGATTTGACATCTTTTAATACGGTAAAAGTTGCTGCTACGGGTGTTGACGATGATGGTAAAATTAGATTTACTGTACAAGGTATCAATCGTGGATTAACGTCTGAATCAAACACAATATTCTTCAGAGTTACTCCTCTTAACAAATCAATCAGAGGCCAATCGACTACTAAATCTCTTAATATTGTAGGTAAGACAGCGCCTCCTTCAAATATTTTGAGATTTACTGGAGGACAACAGACAGACCAGATAACCTTTTTTTGGGAATATCCACGTAATGCAGCTGGTGACCTGTTAGACCTTGATTTGAAAGAAGTTGTAATACGAAGAATTGCAGGTGCAGAGGAAACTGATCCTGCTAACATGTCTACAATGGAGGAAAACTTTTTAGTTGGTGAGCCTGTTGTTACGGTGTCAGCCGGTACTGCCAGAAAGTCAATACCAATTGACACTTTTGGTACATTCACCTACTATGCAAGAACTCGTGATACAAGTGGTAACTTGAGCTCTAGTGATACAGATGCTGTTAGAGGTATTGTTATCACAACTACAAGACCTTCCAGATCTTCTATCGTACAATCCTATAGTGAAGATTCTCCTTCTGTCGTAGCTGAGGCTGCTTTTGGTACTAACACCAATAGCGGAGAAACTAACTATCCATCATTTAATGACTCACTTTTTGGTGGATTAGTACGGTTTAGTGAAGACTCTACCTCACCAGGAGCTGGTAATCCTTCAACTCTGGTAGATAACTCAAATGGATCTTCTACTGGATTTAGTGCAGTATCTGGTATACCAAGTGATATTATTGCTACTGGTTCTGGTGAGTATGTTACACAGATCAGAGATTTTGGTTCTGTTATTTCAGGACAAATCTTGGTTGATTTCCAAGCATCTCAAGTGGTTCAAACTCGATATACTGATACTTATGAAATTGTAGCTTCAGGTGTAACGGAAAACGCTGCAACAGCAAACTCCATGAAAGAGACTGCATTTGGAGGTATCGGGCATTTAGTGGGTAGTGGTAACTCATTGATCACTGGTTCAGCTTTTAATACAACAAACGAAACTTTAATAGGCACTCAATCTGACAGTGGCGGCGCTGTTGTAGCAACCCGCGTTTTTGCAATCTGGAACGAAGGACAATATCAAGGTAATGTGATCCCAATCACAGGAATATCAAAAGCAAACCCAGCTGTTCTTACTACTGCTTCAGAGCATGGTATACACAGCACTGCTGGTATCATTTTGGCAGTAGATAATATTGGAGCAGCGGATGCATCCAGAACAGCGGGAACCTACAATGGGGTATCAGGGTCAAGCACAGGTTCAGGAACCAGTGATACCTATAACATCACTGTAGACGGTTCAGGTGCTGCAACAATAGTAATCGCAAACGGTGGTTCAGGCCATGCAGTAGATGACACTATCACAATTGCAGACTCTAGTCTTGGTAGCGGTGGCGCAGCTGCTCTTACGTTTGATGTAGCTCAAATCTCTGTCGTTGATAATCAAGTTATCATTCATAGTGTTGATACTGATGGAATGGACGAAATGAATAATAGAGACGTGTTCCTTAAACGCATCAATTCAACAAGCTTAGAAGTTTATACTAATTCTGGACTTACCACAGGGCTAGATTCAAGCGGTTTCACAACTTATACTGCTGGGGGCACGATTGATCAAGGAGACTTTGCAAACGCTAATTCTCACGCCTTTATTGCTGGATTTATAGATAATGATGAAATTGAATTAGCCGAAGTGTATTTTGCAAATGGTGATCCTTCAGGTTCTAATGCGTTTTCAAATATCACTGTTGCAGGTAACTCATACCTATTAGTTGACATGACACAGTATAATGATGACACACAAGCAACTTATGCGGGTACACTTGGTGCGGTAACTGCACAAACCTTAATTAGAACTTCACAATCTGATGACGCATCACTGTTTAATGGTGGAAGAGCTGATCCTACAACAACTGGTACTGGTAACGTAATTACAACACAATTTGACCAGGGAACTGTTGATGATGGATTTAAACCTTATCAGGCTGGGTCTCGTGTATTCCGTCAGTTCCAATTAAAATTTGTCGTAAACAATAAGAATCCTAATCAATTTGACTTTACAATTGATAAAATTCGGTATACAGTAGAAAAAGATACAACTATATTTAACGATACAGTAACATACGCTGGTAATCCAACGACAGTTGATATGAGTAGTGCTGGATTCATTAATAGGCCTGTTATCCAAATTCAACCTTTGAGCACAGCGACTGCTCAAACAGCGGTAGTTACGGCAGCCAGTGCTACGTCAGTATCATTTAAACTATATGATGTAGAAAATAATTTAACAGTTTCAAGTACTAACCCACCCGATGTGATGGTTACGGCGACAGGAGTATAATATTTAATGTCACTAGTTGATTCCAATACCTATATTGAACCCACCGCAGGAACCACTCTTGACAGAGCGCGTGGACAGTTTAACAATACGTTAAGATCTCTTTTAACTAACTTTAGATCAGCAGCACCTATGGCTCCCGCTAACCTCACAGCTTCTGGCGCACCTATCGCTGTACCTGACGGCACACTTTTTCATTTTGCGAATTCAAATGTTAATGCACTGTTGATACAAGATTCAACCTCTGTGCAACAGACTCATTTTACTCAATCATTTACCCGTGTAGGCATTGGCGCTAGACGAGAGGATGGTATTGTTTCTCTAATGTCTAACGTCACTCACTATGAGTTAGGCGAATTAGCCACAACCGCAACAAAGGCTGGCGGTGCTGCTCTGATTTCTAATGCTAGACTTTACTTGAATATGGGTGTAACAGGTACAACTGCTGATTTCATGGATGTTGGTATACCACCAACAAATGGTTCGGTAGTTAACACTATGATAGCCATAAATGGTATTACGCATGATCGTCTTAACTTTACTTTTGACACTGTAACATCATCTCCAAACAATCGTACAAACGCTCATCTAAAACTTGACTCTGCGACCGCCGCTTCAAATGTGTCAATTCTATTTGATTCATTAGACCAGGTTAGTAATGTATCACTAGTTAAACACTCACAAAGTGCTATGACTAATGAATTTTCTGATAAACCTTGGATGGATGGATTAAGTGTGTTCGCACAGAACGACAAATTTGCTAACTTTGCAGCTCATACCATATCTCAGCTTGCTATAGGTAACGCTGATGCACAGGCAATTGGTAGTCAGTTTGTTGCTCCTCTTGTCCCTGTTGGCACCATAATGCTTTGGCCTACTGGAACAGCCCCAGCAGGTTGGCATGTTTGTGATGGTTCTGAAATTAACAGAGTAAACTATTCACATTTATTTGATCTGATCGGGGAAACCTATGGGTCAGGCGATGGATCATCAACTTTTGCTTTACCAGATCTTACTAATAGAACAGCAGTTGGAGCGGGAGCACAAGCTATTACAACTAAATCAACAGCAGCTCTAGGATCAACGGGAGCACTAACTACCGCGTCAGGTTTTGCAAGCATTGTTGACGCAAAAATTACAGTATCAATTAGTGCTAAAGATGCAGGTGGTACAACAGTCGTAAACGATGTTCAGTCAGCTGGTCATACACATACTATTGATATACCACAACTTAGACTTAATTATATAATAAAAACATAGAGGAAAAAATGGAAGACTATTATCTTAAATTTCATATTGATGAAATGAAACAGCAAAAAGTGTTTGTTCAGTTTAAAGAAATTATACCTGGAGAAAAGACAAGTATGCAGGAAAGAGCTATTCCCTTAGACTTACTAGCGGAAAAAGAACCAAAACTTTTAGAAATGGTAGCGGGAGAAATAATTGGTGTATACTATGAAAGGCGTGGTAAAGACAGTGTTGTCTCAGAGGTACAAAATGGAATTGTAAATGTCCCAATATTAGAGGAAGATATTCAATATATTGAAGAGTTATCTAGAAAAATAGCAGTTGAAAAAAAGTATGATGATTTGCTAAAACCTCCTACAGTAGATGAACAGGTTGAAGATTTTATAAAAGAGTTTTTTGAGAACGACGATACTGAGCCTCTAGAACAAAAAGATTTTTTAGCAGAGTTTTTTGATGATATTAGTGAGTCTACAGATGAAGAAGATTCTGCAACAGCTGCTCCTAAAGACGTTGTAGCTGAACATTTTGCAAACGTAGAGGAAGAAATATTAAAAGAAAAAGACTTTTTAGCAGAGTTTTTTGAAGAATTAGAAAGCGACGAGCAGGACTTGCAGCCTGCATCTTAAGGAGAAATAATGGCACTTACTCGTGTTACCTCACAAGTCTTAGATTCAAATGCTGTTTCTGCTGCTAAATTAGCAAACGGTGCGGTAACAGCTCGTCATTTTGCAAACTTATCAGTTGAGTTGAGACACTTAGCTCCAGACGCTAATGTTGTGCTTCTTCATTCTGATTTAACAACCAATGTAAACTCTCTTCAAACTAATCTAAATGCAACTACCGCAAATATAAATATTGTTACATCTAATCTTAATAGTTTGACTACTAGGGTCAATACTATTGACGATAATACCTTTAGAAACAGTCAAAATATAGCAGTTAATGCAGCAAATACTATCCAACTATTAGCTAATCTTAATCAGACTTCTACTAATGTTGCACAAATAATTGATGGAACTACACCCTTTACGGGTGAGGTTACTATGAATGACGATTTGATCGTAACAGGTAATCTAATTATAAACGGTGCTACAACCACCGCTAACTCCGTTAATATGGTTGTAGAAGATAGAATGATGATGCTTGCTAACTCAGTGAGCGGAAGTCCGTCTGCCGATGTTGGAATGTTATTTAATCGTGGTAGTCAAGGTAATGCAGCTTTCTTTTATGATGAATCTGGTAAAACTTTTAAAATTGCTGATACACAAGATCCAGCCTCAAACACAGTTCTTTCTCCCGTCACTTTAGGAAATTTAGCAGTTGGAACACTAACCTTCAATGGCGCTGATTTAAATACTGCGATCACAGATAACGTTAATACATTAACTACTAACATTAATACCTTAGATGCTAACGCAGACGGCATTGATGCCCGATTAGCTGCAAACGTTCTTGTATCTGCGTCTAATGATTTTGTCACATTTACGCGGCTAAATGCTAACATAAACGTTGTACAAGA